AGTATAACATGGAACAAACAGGAATTATTCTTGAGTTGCTTGATGTTGAAACTAATGAGTCGCAGTATGTTATTGGCAATACCGTGTCCGACCCATCAACCACAGACACAATTGATTATGACGCAAGCAACGACCGATTTACAATTACAGGTAGCGCAACCGTTGCATTGGGCGACATTGTTATTCACGAAGGATTCCGTGATTTTGACCTTAACGGTGTTTTTCAAGTTAGCGCAAGAGTAAGTAGTCAAGAGTATATGGTTAGCCGTGTGCATTTTGAACCTATGATTAACGAATTTTCTTATGTAAAGGCACACTATCAAGGCAACTCGCAGTGGTCGCTTGGTTCTGCGCATTACTTCGATGACCCCGATGCCATTAAAGTGCGCAGACAGGAAATTGACTTTACAACACAACGAGTAATTTCACCGAATCAATGTCCTGCTACGCAAACAGGAGGTAAATTGCGCAAAGGAAATATCGAAATAGGGGGCATTAAAGGAATCAAAAAGACATTTGACCCTGCCAAAACAATTTACACTTTGCGTCAAATTGATGAAAGCAATGGCTACAAACACTGTTATGTTATTTGGGCTGATATGCGCAATGATGGAAACGCAAATGCAGATGGCGGTTTGCGCAAATCCGAATTTGGTTTGGTCTTGCCAACGACAAGCAATTATGAAATTAAAGTTGCAGTTGCAGACCAATTTGATGAAAACGGAAACCCCGATGTTTTTACTACACTAAAACTTGGCGAGGATGTTGACCTTTGGAATTTCGATGCAACCAGTGAGCCATTTACAGGCAACGCATGGTCGTCTTTGAATGGTTGTAGTAATCATGAAACACTGGATGACCGCTATCACAACTGGGAAAATAAAGGTGGTTCTTTCCTTATTCTTGACGCATCCCGATTTTACAACCTCAACACTATGTCAACTGGTGGTCGCAGTGGCTACAAAAGCGGTGGTCTTGTTGACTTTGGCGACTATGTTCTTGCAACAAGAGGATTCCCATACTTGACAGATGCCTATTACAAAGCAGGGATTGCTTCATACAAAACAAGTGATAGCAGTCAAATTGTTTCGCATAAAAATTCGCTTTACATGCTTAACGACAAAACAATTTTGACGCAGGACATTACACTTGGAGATACAACGATTTACATTGATGACAACTCTTTGTTTGCTACAAGTGGCACTGGCGCAATTATTTGTCAAGCAGGCGATAATCGTTCACAAGAGGATTTAATTTACTACTTTTCTTGGTCGGGCAAAAGCACAGATTCGACTGGGGACAAACTAACAGGCGTATTTATTACTTCAATTGACCCTAAGTTAATTGGAGAGATTGACAGTATCAACACCATTCTTGTTTCGGAAAAGGAAGGTTTGGCAGGAACAGGTATTACGCCTGCGTCAAGAGCAACCATTACTCTCAAAAATCCCGAAGATGAAAACTCGACTGGGCAATTCCAAATGGTTAAAGTATTCAATACACCTTCTGCGCTATTCCCATTGCGCCTTTCTGTAAACATTGAAGGAATGATTGTATCGAAAAATGTAGGTACATACTATGCAGATGACAAACTGCGCAGTATGTTTACTCTTGCCTTTGCAGATACATGGGGACAAAACTCAACACTGCCATGTTCATACCACATGACCCCAACAAGAAACATGCTTAAGGCAGTTAACTCAACGGACAAAGACTCATTTGGTTCTTCGTTTGACGGCAAAAACTCCACACTACTTAACATTGCAAAGGAGATTGTTGCAAAAGACGGCAATGGCGACACACATCAAACAACCTTCAACTGGCTTATGGATAGGGACAACATTTTGACTGTGCGCCAACAAATGACAAGTGGTTTTGACTTGACAAGGGACAATTTGAAAACATCAAGTATGTCGACAAGGCTTGGTTCTCAAATTACCAATGTCCGTGTTTACTTTAACGGCAACTCTAACTTTGTCGATTTCCCAACACCTTCTGCGCAAAGTTTGACACGATGGCGTGTCTTGCAACACCCAAAGGTATTCAGTCGTGATGAAGCATTGGCTCTTGCAAAGCAAGAGTTTTTGCGTGAAAAGGATGCGCAGGTTTCAATTAGCGCAGAAATTATGCTTGGCACAAACGACAAAAACAAAATGCTTGCGGGTGGCAGATATGGCTATGTGCATGATTCCTTTGTGCGCAATTATTTGTATGGGCGCAAAACAAACGCTTCGTGGACGAACACATGGGGAGGATTCCGATACAACGGCATTCAAGACTATCGCCTAAGCAATAATACTCGATTTTCGCATGAGGATGTAAGCGGAGATATTACAAGCCAAAGCCAAAATGACACCAGTGGTTATTCAGTACCTATTGCTAATCCCGACCCTTCGGTTCTGCATAACATACAAGTGCGTGGTTCAAACTTTGCCGCCGCCTCAAGTGTGGGAACACTGAAAATAAATTCAGCAGGGACTGCGCAGTTTAAGTGGGGTGCAGAAGCATACGGAACGGCAGTTGCATTATCAAACGGCTATCACGCTTTGACATCGGGAGGCGGTATTAGGGAAATCAGCATTTTCTGTGAAGCAGGATTTACTTTGCCTCCAAGCGACACAGAATACCCTCTTGATTCAGTAGCAGTAGCACCTCGTCATCGTGGTTATCCAACATACGGAACACGAAGTCTGCAACCCTGTTTGAAAATTATGTATGTCGATAAAGACATGCCTCTTGTAAGCAACGGCACTTCACAGGATTTGCGTCTTTGTATTACTATTGATGGCGACGGCGCAGATGGTCGAGCCGCAAACCCACCAACTGATACTGCACGATTCCGTTTGCATCTTTTTGACATCCCATTCGATAGTGCAAAAAGCGGAAGTTTGCCTCCCGAATATGACACTGCTTCATATACAACAGGTGCGTATTCCAGTATTGAAATTACAGGAAACGGACTTTATCGGGTGCAAGTGCCAACAACATACTCAAGCACTGCTCGACACATTACATTCAGTGTTGACTATGATTATCTTATGGGTCTTTTGCGCAGAATGAGCGAAGAAATTGATACAAGCAGTGGTTCGGGCAGTGAGCATTTAGAAAATGCGCATAGCGTATTTGGTTTTGGTTATTCGGGCAATGTGAACAATATACGCAGTGCCTTCCCGTTGGGCTACCATTTGGGAGGACTTGGAGAACAAATGTCGACAAGAGCATTGTATTACGCTCCGAGAGTCAAAATTGTCAAGGACATCAACTACATTCCTGCAACCACGCTGACATTTACAGATACCCATATTGATTTGACAAATGAAACTCTTAACATCGCAGGCGTATCTTGGACGAAAAACGAACAAAAGGTCGATTCCGTTGTTTTGGATTTGCAAAGAACGGAAAAGCACTTCAAGTATGGTTTGGCAAGTCTTGTAAAGGTTGTCGGAGAAGGCGGGGGTGGCAACAACAGACCGCCACGACCCGAAGCACCACCTCTCCCACCGCCAACCACGCAACCAAACCAACCAATCCCGCCTTTGGGCGGGGGTGGCAGTATTGCGCCAGTGGGGGGTCTTTTGGGTGTGTCGAGAACAGGCGACTCGGAATCGTCGTTTAACGGGCTTTCTGCGAACCTTTTGGGTTCGGGGGCATACAGGGGCTTGAAAGGAAAAGCGTCGTTTCTAAGCGATGTAGGGCTATCCACAGGACAATTTGGAGTTATTGGGCAGAACAGACCGTCAACATCGCTCTCTTTCGACCGTGATATTGACGGAATTGAATCTTCTTTGGCAACAAGTGAGGGTGCAAGCGTCATAACGAGCGACGGTTTCGTTCTCGGAGGCATCGTCGACCCCGAATTAGGTCAACAAGGCGAAATCAACAGTCATTCAATCAATGTGCGTGTTCCGAATGATGTGAGCGCAGGTGGATTTGTTTCGGTTGTTGCGCAGTTGACATTCGGCGGTGATACCTCAAACATCGGTGAAATCACAACGGTCATTAAATGCGCAGAAACTGGCGCAGAACAGACGCAGAAAATAGCAATCAAAGGAAACGCAGGAGAGGGCGGTGTGAGAAGGGCAATCACCCTTTTCCACCCATCTTCTCTTGACGGTGCAAATACCGCAGGGAACACAATCAATGTTCGTATTGAGCGTCGACCTGCGCAGGGCAACGAAACGACCGCTTCGGGATTCTATTCAATCACTGTGCATTCTCTATCAGTGAAAATGCGTCGTTATAGCAACGCAGGGAATGCTCAAAGCGATAGCATGAAGCCGTATTGATGAATAGGGTGCGGGACAGACGGAAGGAGGAAGAAGAGAAACCGAATGAAGGAGGAATCTTGTCTGCCCCGCAATACACCCTTGAACGGACTCTCTATTAAACCCACTGCTTTCTCAAGTCCTTGATTCGTCGGGCAATCGTGCGCCCAACGCCCTTTATTCTCATCAAATCCTTTTGCGTCGTTTTTGCCTTGAGCAATTCGGGGAGAGAGCCATACTTCTTCATTATTTCAACCGCAATCGGTTCTGTGATGCCTTGAATTGAGCAAAGCGCACGCAATCGTGGGTCATCGGGAGGTTGATTTCTCGGAACGGGTTTGAATTTTCCACGCATTGCGCTATTCATGTTAAGGATGGCGAGCCATTCGACAAACTCATCCATATCGGCAAACTCAATCAGTCGAACCTTTGGGAATTTGGAGTAAAGGGTCATTTTGAACGACTTGATGACTCTTTGTTGGCGCAAAATTTCTCTCGCAACCTCCTGCCTCTTCGGTTTGCGTCCTTTGAAGTATGGTTTGAGCGTCGTGTTGTAAACTGCGAGGATTGGATATTCGACTGCTTCGCACAACTCCGCCAACTGATGATTGACTGTGCGCCCATTGCGCCCAATGCCGAGAATGCTACGGTATAGGTCGTTAATCTCCTTCGCTTCAATCCCGTAATCACCGATGATGTAGTCGCCAGTGCGCAGTCTTTTAACGACACACTGCCCCTTTGGGTCGGTCTTTCGATTCCCGACTTTCACGAACAGTCGATGAAGAAGTTTTTCGTTCTCCCTGTCGTCTGCCGTTATCATCAAATGTTATTCTGCGCAGAAGGGGTATTTAATACCCCGTTCTATTTATTGGAGAGGTGATTCGGCAAGTGGTTGGCGCAAAGCCCAACGCAAAGTCTTAACGACTCCACGCAAAGCGTTGTAGTTGCGGATAGCCATTATCATTTGCCTTTCGTCTGCGTATGTCTTATCGGTCAAGCATTGAAGCCACCTATCACGCAACTGCGATGCTTGTTTCAGCATATCCTTCAATTCTTCTTCACTGCGCACAAAACCAACATCCTGTCCCATTGCATAGATTGTGTTTGCGATACCACAGTGGAGAGGGTGCGTGTTCATATTTGCGCACTGCGCCATACACATACTTTCGTGTTATCGCCTCGTTGTAGTCCTGCCACGCAAGACTCTCAATGAATAGGCATATCTTGTCTGTTATTTCATGGTTTTCTTCTTCGGATAAAGCAGATGGTGGAGCATAGAAAGCCAACTGTCTGCGCATCTCTTGAACCAGTGCTACACGGACATGGTGCGGTGGATTGCTCACATTGATTGCTTGCTCAAGGCAGTTTGGCAGTGCGCATTCTCCCATGATTGCGCCGACTGATACACCTTCACCAACAAACGATGTCTGTTTTCTCACTGGAGCAGGATTTTGATGCGCCCATTTTACCAAATCGAAGCATTCATTTTCCGCAAAAGAGCCTTGAAACGGGCATAAATGTCTGTAATGCGGTAAAGGTTTACTGGGAATCGGAAAATCAAAGGGGTTCTGCGCAAACTCATTTGCAGGTATTGAAACTGCCCATTTTCTGCGCTTTGGGTTGTATGTCCCCGAAACTCTTGTCAATTTTTCGGGATAGCCGACTCCATCAAGACTGCTCAAACCTTCTGCCATTTTGCGCTCATATCGGTCGAGGTGGATAGCCCATTCCCGACCACGCACAGGACGCTTGAACATTTGGTGAACATGAAAACCACGCCCAGTAGCGACGAGTCGCACATCACCCTCCAAACGCTCAATCAAGACAGAAACATCGTGCTTGACATCATCCATCGTGAAGTCATCATTCGTGTCGAAGTCCCACCATGCCCTATCCATGACGGCAGTATCATAGTTGCCTGCCTCATCGAATGAGTAAAGGGAGGTGTAAATGGCAGTCTTGCCGTTGAGTCTGCGCACATAATCAACAAACTCTTGCATCGAGTAGCACATGGCTCTTTTCAAGCCGACTTGTCGGGGAAATTGTAGCATACAAATCAAGGGATGTGCTTAGTCCTTAAGAACCACACGATGCCCACAGACCTTACATACCGCGATTCTCTCGTTGCCAGTTTCAATATCGCCAGTCAAGAGAATCATGGGCTTGCCCTTCTCGTTGCCGACGCTCATTTCGCCATCGCATTCTGCGCAAACCAACATCACCAATCAACCCCTGTCAACTCGCTCTCGCAAGCAGGCGCAAAGTCGCACCATTGGGGACAGAAGTAATCCGACCATTTCATAGGGTTTTCATGCGCCTTTAGTCCCTCGACTGCCTTATCCAAAGCCTTGATGAATGCGTTATGACTGCGTGAATTTACTTTCTCGACTATGAGAATACCCTTTTCGTCGCCGAGCATGACTTGTCGCTTTGCGTCGTTCACCATTTTCATAACGAAGTCAACATTGTCGCAATCGGGCGCAAGGTAAGCGAAGTGCGTGATTGGTCGGGTTTCACCCATCAAGCGGAGCATGTGCGTATAATAGCACAATTCCCTGCGTGTGCGTGAAAGTTTCCCGTCATTCATGTTGCCAGTTTTCAACTCATAGATGCAAAGACCGCCATCGGGATGCTCAAGCACTGCGTCGATTAGACCGACGAGGACTACATCGCGCTCGGCATCATAGACTGCTCGGTATTCTTCATACTCGACGGGCTTGAAGTGTTCAAGACCCCACAAATCAATGCGTTGTTGCTCAAGGCAAACCAACTCATCAATGCCTTCTTCATGAGCCTCAATGGGAATCAACGGCGCAAGCGTGCTTTGTCCGTCCCAGTTATCATAGAGGGTTTCAAGACCAGTGTGAATGCGTGTCCCTCGCTCCATTTCGGCATTAGGAGGCATCCTCATGTCCTTGAGGACAACCTTCTGCATCCAAAACTGGCGGGGACATTTGGAGTATGTCATGAATGAGGACTTGCTCAACTTGAGCAACTTGTCCTTTTCCGTCGGGTCATAACTTGAATTGGCTCTCAATTCTTCAATTGACATTTTGGATGGTTCTTTCATTCCTCTTCAACCCCTGCTAAATCGGTTTGACAAGCAGGGCATTGCGTTGGATGGTCAATGTCCTCAAGGAGAGGTGTGTTGATGTGGAAATCACATGCAGGGCATTTCTCTTTCTTGAGCAATCCCTGTGCGTCAAGCATACGGATGACGACCATGTTCAACTTGTCGATTTCATGGAAGCAAATGCGCAACATTTGATTCTGTTCTTCGATTGTCTGCGTCTGCGCACCAATCAGTCCTTGCATCTGCTTGACCGTTGGCTTCTTGCCTTCTCTTGCCATACTTGACACACATCCACTTGCTCATATAAACCTGTTGGCGGGGGCAACGACCAGTTGCTACATTGAATGTCCTGCTTCTAAAAGCCCGATGAAGTCCCAGTCCATCGGGTTAACTATGACCCTCTTAAACGCAACCCCGCCAGTAAATCATTGCGCAGTATGTTTCATAACCATTCCTTATCGTCTGCGCCAGTGAGCGCAGTTTCAAGTTTGATTATGTCCCAACCCATCAGCGTGTAATACGGTTCAACTTTATCGAAAATGAAACGCTCGGCAATTTTTGTGTAGCCAACCTGCGCAATCCCTTCAATCTCGGAGGGGTCATCGAAGGCGATATATGCGCCGTTCTCATCGAGCGTCGTCAAGAAGTAGTCGTCTTTGCGATAGCCTTTGCCGAGATTGACATTCGCCCATTGCGCACCTGCTCTCGCTTCACCCAAAACCTTGTATTCGCTCAAATTTTTAGTGAGTTTTGCTTTGATGCAAAGGTCTGCGACTGGCACTTCTTTGCGCACTATTCTGCGCACCATTGACTCGATGTTCCCAGTGATTTCACTTTCTTCTTTGAATTGCAGAATGCCTTCGACAACAGACGATAGCGCAGACTTGACCGCCTTCGACAGTCTGCCCTGCTTCAACTCGATTCCCTTGACATAGATTTGCGGTTCGTGATGTGCGCCGTCCGTCCACGCAACGCTTCCTGCGTAGCGATTCTTTGCGGTAATCAAGAAGGAGTCGCACCACTTCTCAAATTCTGTTTCGATTGGGTGCATCCTTTGGTTGATTGTGCGCAAAACCTCAAGACCGTGTTCGGGGCTTTGGATGTCGCACATGATTGAGTCTGTGTGTCCGTAGCGCACTGTGCAACCCAACTCATTCGCAATATCACGCAAACGGAACAGTGTTTGACGGGAGGTATGTGTGATTGCGGAGGCGATGTCGGGGTGATAGAACCCACACTTTGAATCTCCCGCAACGCCATACATCGACGCAACAAGGGATTTAGTCGCATACTGCAAGGCATCATACTTCTTGCGCTCCTTTTCAGTCTGCGCAGACTTCATCAAGCCCTTGTATCGGTTGCGTAGTGTCGTCATGTTATCCATCTGCCTGCCGAGCAATCCTTCTTTTTGCGCAAACTTAACACCATTCCCGCAGTCAACGCCTTCTTCATCGAGGTTCGTCCAGCAAATATCGTGCAGTTTCACATTGCTATGATACATCGCCTTAATATCCATGATTCCAATGTTGCGGTAAACTCCCGCCACTGGGTCTTGAATGTCTGCGCCTGTGTAGTCAACCTTAGCAAACTGTGGCTTGCTCGGTATTTGCAGTTGGAATTGCTTGTCCCGCAGTGCGAGGATTGGGAATACTTTGCTCACATACGGAGTCGTGCGAATGTCGCACTGAACGATGTGCTGAATAGCGATGAAGTAGTCAAGTGCGCCAACCAACGAATCAAGTCGTGGCAAAAGGCGCACATCCTGCCTTGCGTAGTCAAGGTATGTACCAAAGTCCGTGAAGTATGTGTCGTGTCCGTCGGGCAACTCGACCTTCGTTTCTTCAAGGCAGTATTCCGAAACTGCGCCTAAGCCCATAGAGGGGAGTTGTCCGTTTTTCAAAGTCCACAACTTCTTGAAAGCAATCATCAAGTCGATGGTGTTGAAGCCTGCAATCGGTTGCGCCCATTCCCCGAAATCATAGCGCACTTTGCGCAGTGGGGATAGTGTGCGAATATCAAGACCGTTTGCCTTGAACCGCTTGAAGAGTTGTTGGCAGTCTGCGTTGACTACATTCCATCCAGTGAGGATGTCGGGGTCGCATTTGCGCAGTAGTCGAGCGAAGTCTTGTAGCAAGTGCTTCTCGTCCTTGTAGCATTTGAATTGCCGTTCACCCGATTCAACACTGCGCAGTCCTTCGGGATGTTTTGCGCAAGGGATTGAGTCATAGTAGCCTGCTTCATAGTCGTCGTGTGTGAAGAGGACATACTCGCCATCGGTGGAGTCTTGAACCACAATGATAGTGATTGCGCCCGAATCAATCATCCATTCCATATCAAAGAACCATGTGCGATGCTCATACATCGGGACTTCGATGTTGTGTTCGACAAGCACCCTGTTGCTATGCGCAATGTTTGCCTCCCATGTGCGCACCTTTTTGGATGCCTTCGACAAATCATCGGTATTTTCAAACTCGACCCTGCGCAAAGACTCTCCATAAAGACCCTTGAAACCATAGTCGGGCAGAACAGTGAACGGTGGGCTTAACTTGCCAATGCTCGACTGCTCCATGTAGCAGAAGGGCTTGCATGATTGGGTCAATGTTCTGCGCACACCTTGCTCATCACGGTATCGGATGAGGACATCATTCTTGCGCATTCGCTCAACAATCACAATAACTTCCTCCAAATTTCAAGTCTTGATAATTTCAGCGCAAGTATCTGCGTCCACCTTAGACCATCGTTGCGCATATCCTTGACTTTAGCCTTCTCGTATCCCAGTTTACCGACAACATGGCGCAACTGCTCAATGCCTGTCTTGCCTTGAGGGTTTAACGGCGTGTAAATCACATGACCGCCATACTTCTTCAAGTATTCATTGCGCCACCGCAACAACTTCTCATGATAACCATGTCCTGTGTAGTCCTCATCGACATAGGTGTTGCCGACAAGGAATACGCAATCCTCTATTTCAGTCGATGTAGTGTAGCCGATTAGGTGATTGTGGCAGGAGTCATCAGTGAGAACGAAATATCTCGCCCTATCCATCATTTTAGGATAGCCCTTGTCGCTTGCTTTCTGCCATGTCATCCATGAAAACTCTTCGACTTCACGGAGCATTTCGCCCCGTTGCCAAAACCCATAGGTCGTTTGCTTCTCTTCACCCATGAAAGAGAATAAACACTATGTTAATATAAACCCAACTATTGCCTTCGACCAACACTGCGGGTTTCGATGCCATGAGTCTTGAGCCACTTGTGAATCGTCATCGGCGAAACTGCACATTCTTGCGCAATATCAGCCATGCTACGGCTCAAATCGGTGTATTGTTCTGCCAACCAACTCTCGTTCCTGTATGTCTGCGCAGATGATTTAGGGTGCGCAATGACGATGGTTATGATGTGCGGTTCTCCGCATTCAAGACAGACTGACTTCGCCATGTTATCCCCCTTCGGGATGTCGATTTTCATTGTTGCTTCGCATTCTTTGCATGTAAATTCTATTTGTGCCATTTCATTTCACCCTTATGTATTCTATTGTTGCGCTCGGAGTCCTGCGGTGTCTTTTGACGAAACCCCACTTTTCCATAACGACCATGATGCCACCGATATGCCCCGATGACAAGGCATTTCTCGGAACGATAATTTGATTGCACCTTTGCGCAAACGCTTCTGCGCTCAAGGATTCACCAATCTCCATGTGATACTGTATGGTTGCCAAAACAAGAACCTTTCGGTTCAGTTTGCGCAACGACATAACTTCTCCCATCATACCGAGAATTTCGTCTGTTTGTTCTTGCGTCAATGACTCGAAGGTTCGACTGCGAAGTGCTTTAGAAAACTGCGCACTTTCTCGCATTTTCTCCTTCAAGTCAATCGGCATTCCTGTGAACCTCCCGTTGGAAGAGGCAACCGTTGTCGAATGAAAGGCGCAAAGACATTCCGCCACCATAGGGTGTCAAGTCGAAGAAATCCAAATTAACTAAACCATCAACTGTGCGCAGAACATTGTCAAGACCGCCACCGATAAGTGCCTCAAAGGGATTACCGACTCCGTATTCAAGTATGCTTTGCGTCTTTCCTTTACCGACTGCGCCAACCTCAAGCATCAGCGTGTTATTGTCTGTGAGGAATTTGTAGTGTTCAACCTTCTGCCCGTTCATCGAACCACTTTCGATTGCGTCGAATAGGAGTTTTGAATTGAGATTTACGCTGAATGCGCAGTCGACTTTATCGCCGTTCTTCAAAGTGTAATGCTTCGGACTTGAGAGCAGGGTGTGTTCATACCGATTTTTGCTATCCGCAGACCATTCAGCGACTGTTTTCTTCGTGTGCGAGAATGCTTGCGCATCTGCGCTTGATTGAATCGTTGTCTGCTTGCCTGTGGATTTGATTTTGATTTTGCCCTTGTCATAGGAGAGGTCGATTTGCGCACCATGCTTAGAAAGTGCGCCGAGTAAAAGACCAATATCGGAAACGGGAATTGACTCTCCGCCACCCTTCTCGATGTCTGCGCAAAAGTGCGCAATGCTTGAAGTCCCATCACGCACGATACTGAATGTTCCCACTTGATTGTTCGGCATGATTTCAAGCACTGTGCCTTTCACTTGCGCAATGCTCTTGCCGTTTATGGTTGCCATTCTTTGTGTGCGCTTGAGTAGCGTAATCAATTCGTTCTTGCCAATCGTCATGTCTGCTTCTGCCATATTATTTCCTCCTTCTATGCTAATATAAACCTCACTGCAAAACGAAGTCATCGGGCTTCTGCCTTTGCATTTTTGACCAAACTCTTGCGCATTGCTTGCATTCCAAGAAGTGTTCTTGTTCTGCGACAGGGATGCTTTCGTGTTTACCGACAGAAGGGAAGCCTTTACAAAGCAAATATGAAAACTTGCCATCGGGTGTGCATTCAACCGCCATGTGTCTGCGTGCTGAACGACCCTTCATCATAACGACTTTGACCTTCTTCGCCACCAAATCAGCCCCATGTCAAGAAAGGCAGTCCGTTCCACTGAACAACGCCATCCTTGACGGATAGAACCGTGTGAGTAGTGCCTAAGTGTTCTTGATTGAACCCCTTCATTTCTTCGATTGACGCACGAATCTCCCATGCGCCTTCTGCGAGTTTTGGGTCTGCCTTTACACCTGCGGGGAGGTCGCCCTTCTTTGTGTATCGTGTCATCCAAAGTTGCTGACTGAAAAGGCGCATTGTGCCTTTTTCCCATTCGGGTTCTTCACCAATTTTCATGAGTCCCTTTTGTCCGTTGCCGATGTCTGCGAATTGCTTCTTGTCCTTCAAGTGGAATGTGAAGAATACTGCGTCGACTGGGAGTTGATGCGCACGATTGGCAATATCACGGAAAAGTTGATTGCGAATGCGCCATTCTGCTTGATTGAATTTGTCGCCATCCTCGACATTGACAGGGTTCTTTGAACGGTTCATCAACACATCAGTCATTGCGTGTTCGCACCATTTCAAGAAGGTTGACATGCCATCCATGACGACTGCGCCGATTTCACCATCACGACATTTCTGCGCAACGATGTTGATGAAATGTCCCATTTTGTCAATGAGCGCAGTGTAGTTGGTTGAGTTGTCGTCGTTGAAAATCGTGTCATCCAACTCATCATAAAGCGGGATGACGAAGATGTTGTCGTGGTCGGCGTAGTTTGCGCCGATTGTTTGGATTGCGCTATTGTCGACATCGAAAATCGCAATGCCTGCGCCTTCTTTACCGACTTTCTTCAAGTGTTGAAGTGCAAGGTCGACTGCCGTTCCCGTCTTTGCGGTGTTTTCTTTACCGACGAGAGCCATGCGGATTGCTTGTGTTCGCTCACGCTTTCGGTCGAAGAGGTCTGCGTAGTGCGCCCTCAAATCCCGCTTTTCAGCAACGGGTTCGTCCTTCTTTGTGTTTGCGCCTTTTGCTTTTGCCCATGCGTTTGCCATCTGTTTCACCATCCCATGTTGTCTGCGTCTTCTTCTGCGCCTTCTTCGATTTCTTCTGCGCCAACGCCCTCGACGGAATCCATGACCCACCAACCGCTTACGCTCATGCGAGGCATACCAGTTGACTTGTCAATCCAACCGCCACCGACTGCGACGACCAAAGAACCGACTGCGAAATCAACCTTCGACTCTTCTTCTTTTGCGACCCACAAATCAATCGGCGCAATAGGAGAAGTAATGTCAAGGTCTGCAAGAGTAATGATGAATCCACCGTTCTCTCGGACATCAATGTGCGCAACCTCAAGAGGCATTGCGCAAAGTGCGTCCCACTTTTCCTTGTCGGAGAGAGAACCGAGCCAACCCTCAAGGTCGCCGAGTCCAGTCAAAGGAGTAGCACCGACCAAATCCTTGAGAAGCCCCTCGCCACCTTCGTCAAATGGCGCAGAATCAAAAATGCTCACAACGCTTTCATCTGCGCTGAATACCGAAACGCCCGACTTTGTGTAGCCGACATCGCCATTTCTGCCCAACTTGACAGGAATGCGACCAGTGATGAAGGTCGGATGGATGGTCTTTGCGTCCTCGCCGTTGAAACGCACCTTGATTGGGCGAATCGTCGGGTTGTCTGCACTGCGACCCAAAAAGACGCAATCACGCATTGGTTCGGATTGTGGCTTGTATCGACCATAGCGATAGTTTGGACTGCCCGAAGCCCACTTTGGCGCAGACTTATCAGCAATGAGGCAGAAGTGTCCCGTTCCGTCCTCGATGTTCATAGCGTTCTTTGGCAATGCGTCCATGTGCTTCTCGGCACTGGCGATTTCAAAGTCCTGCTTGCTCTCAAGGGATGGGTTGTGAATGTAGCGATACCCGCCGTTCACATCGTCCTCAAGGAAAAGAACAAGTGCGCCTTGCGCAACAAGAGCAGTGCGTGCTTCTTCGTCAAGACCACGAAGGGTATTCTTCATGTTTGCGTATTGGCGTTCAGCAATGTCCTTTGTGCGTGGCACGCTCACAAACATTCCTTCGATGTTCTCGCAACCACTTCGTTGCAGTCTTGCAGTGATGACACGCAATTCAGCCGATGCCATACGAAGGCACTTCATGTCAATGTCCTCTTGCGATAGACCGTTTGCTTCAAGGTTTGCAGTGTTTGCACTGCGCACACCTTCATACTTCGCCATCAGCGTTTCGACATTGCATCCGACATTCTTTGCTACTCTTTCGATAATTTTATCGTCAACCATTTTTTCACTTCCGTTGTATTCTGTCCTTACTCCGTTGCTCATATAAACCCAACGCTCATTCTCCGAGCATTCTCGGAAAATCCCATCGGACAACCTCTTCCGAAACGCCATTAACCAAATCACGCTCGCTTATGATTGCCGACTCGATGACCTTTCTAATTGCCTCCGAAGTAGCGGGACTGTTTACTGCGTAGTCGAACACCTTGCGCACAATTTTGCGCATATCGTTGTTGCCCGACAACTTTACTGCATCTGCGATGGACTTCTCGGTTGACGCAAGGCGCAAGTATCTGCGTGCGTCAAAGTCCTCTCCCAGTGATTGAAGAAACTTTGTTGCTTGTTCGCTATCCATGTGGCACACGGTTTGAAGTGCGCCGATAGCGTTGCGCAAATCCCCAGTGTGGATTTTGCAAATGTAATTGATTTCGCCGTCAACGGCATATCCTTCGTGGTCTGCGATGGCGCACAGTGCATCGAACATATCCTGTTCGGAATGGGGTTCAAATGTGCGCACTTGGCAACGGGACTGCAACCACTGCGAAACTTTGCTCAAGTCGTTGCAGGTGAGAATAAAATACGCATCGGATGTTTCGATGACTCCCTTCAAGGCAGACTGCGCAGAAGGTGTCAACTGGTCTGCTTCATCGAGCAGGATAATCGTCTGCCCATAACCGCTTTGCGAAAGGTGAATCAACTCTTCTTCAACAAACTCGATTCCCCTTGTTCTCTTTGAGGAAGCGTTGAAAATGTGCATGTTATAGCCTAAGCCTTCTGCAAGTATGTTGGCAAGCGTTGTTTTTCCAGTGCCTGCGCCGTTTGAATAGAAAATGAAGTGTTGCATCGGGGATTTACCCTCGATAATACTGCGCATTTCACTGCGCAAATGTTCCTGTCCCACGAAGTCGTCCAAAGAATCGGGACGGTGTTTGTTCCACCATATCGTCATCGGAAATACACCTCTTGCATATCACGGTGGTAATCGTGCATTTGAATGTCATACAACTCATCTGCGCATTCTTTGCACGCTTGATTCGATTCAGTTGCTAATGCGTCTTGACACATCATGCAAAGTATGCCCTTCTTCTTGAGCATCCAACGGATAA